TACCAGAGCTGCACGGTAACAGCCACATGCACCATCGCCCTGTCCAACCCTCCCGTATCCGGGCGTCTCGGCAGCATGACCTTGGCGATTACGAACGGCGGCTCACAGACGGTCACATGGCATAGCAGCATTGAGTGGGTAGGCGATACGCCGCCCGAGATGCTGGCATCTGGTATCGACTGGGTTGAGGTCTGGACCAACAACGGCGGCACGGATTACTTCGGTGCGCACGTAGGGAGCTACACACCATGAGCATGACAGGCAGATACTACCTCGTGGAGAAGGGCGAGATCGTCGATGGGCCGAGGCGTCTCCCCAAGTCATGGAGGAACATCAGCGGTCTCGATAAGGCGTCACCGGCAAAGCTCTACGCTCTCGGGTGGTTGCCAGAGGAAGAACTCAATAAGGAGTACGATAGCGACACCCATAAGCAGTCCCAGGAGCCCTCTAGGGAGGTGATCGACGGCAAGGTGGTGACAACTTGGGTCGTGATTGACAAGACCGCAGAGGAGATAGACGCCGAGGATGAGGCAAGGGCCGAGAAGGTCTCTGAGCGTAAGGATGTCAAGGCGGTAATCATGGCTATCGCGAAGATACAGGAAGCCAACGGTCGGTTCATCGTTCCTAGCGACCTAGAGGCCGTGAAGGCGGGCGTCAAGGAGGCCGTGAAGCGGGGCGCGGTGGGGGTGAAGCGGTGAGCGGGCATAAAGGTCGCCGTGCAGTGGGGCGGCGGTCAATGTTCGAAGCATCTTTTGTTGCCTCGGATAGCGCGCTTTATCTCTACGGCGACGGGAACATAACTTTTTCGTCTCAGGCTATTGGCGACGCCGCTGCGGATCGGCTGATTGTTGTCGCGGTCGCTTTCACGCACGACTATAATTCGTCCGCGAACAATTCTTTGACCGTGGGCGGAGTAAGTGCCACTAAAATTGTGGGGGACTTCGATAGCCCCGGCTCTCTATCGCAGGACGTTGCCATATGGGTGGCAGCGGTGCCCTCAGGAACGACGGCAGATATCGTCGTCGGAAACAATCGAACGAGCGGGGATAAATTGGGGGCGATTATCGGGGTCTATCGCCTAACCGGCGCGTCCGCGACGGCGGTTGACACGTCCTCCGGGAACTCAACTGACCCTATATCTCTAAATTTAGATGTTGGGGCGGAAGGTTTGATTGTTGCGGCGATGGGCACGCGAGATAGCGAGGTAAGCTGGTCTGGTGTTGCGGAACGCGGCCAGGTAGAAGGATACTCCGACGCCGGAATATCCGTGGCCGATTACTTTTCATCTGGGTCTGAAGCGCCAAGAAGCGTTTCCGGTATTTCAGATACCTACGACAGCTTGGCGGCAGCATGTGCAGCGTCGTTCGGTCCAACATAACCGTACATGCGATCAAGCTCAATGCCCGCTCGACGCGCAATGTCCTCATCGTGATGGGCAATAAGAAGGCTTCCGGCCTCGGTGATGGTATTCCCCTCTGCGTCTACGAGCCCAAGCTCGACGAGAGAGCGCGCGGGTCCAGGAAGGGCTACGCCTTCGAGGTAGAGTGAGGACAGAGCAAGGCACTGGGCGTCTGAGAGTGTCATATAACCAAATCTCCATTGCTACGAGCATCACATGGCCAACCCCTACCGTCAACATGGTGGGCACATAGGAAACAGTATGACCAACGAACCGTATAACATCGAGGACGATCCTGACGAGGACTTCTACGACAGTGGGAACCTTGGGGACGGCCTCGACGCACGCCAGCAGATCGGAGGCAACCAACCAGCGGAGCCTGATGAGGCACTCGAAGCTCTGGAACTCGATGACCTCATGAAGGAGGGTCGAAGGATGCTCCTCACCGACCTCATCAAGGCCGTCAAGCAGGGATACGCCACTCCCCAGGAGAAGAACACCTTGAGGCAGATGCTCAAGGACAACGGTATGATAATGGGGGACCCCGATGAGCGACCAGAACCTGGGCGTGGAGCAAAGCCCAAGGCGGACCTCCCAACCTTCGCCAACCCTGACTACACATGAAGCCGGGGTCAAGCTGCTACGCTCCCTGGAGATGCGGTACGCCAGCGCCATCACACGTCTGGTGCGCATCGAGCGGGAGCTAGAGGAACTACCAGATGAGCTTTGGGACTACTCTACGTCCGGACACAGGATCACTTGGTGGTTCCTGAAGCTCATAGGCAAGGAGGCTCGCAGTGGATCACGATGATGAACAGTTCCTGCGAGACATCCATGCAGGACTTGCAGTGCTCAAGTCACAACAAGGCGAGATCAATAGGCGCTTGTCGATCATCGACTCAAGCATAGCAACACGTCACGCCAAGCGCATCGGGTGGATCGAGGAGGGCATCAGGCTCCTAGCCAATGGGGCACTGCTCACGGTCGCCTACTACTTCACGCAACTACTCTTTGGGGTGGAACTCAAGTTCTGACACCCCGTCAGCAAAGGTCGCGTAAGACCGACCATCACGAAAGGAAGACACACACTATGTCCATCGTACAAGGTATCCGCGTTGCGGTCCCCTTCCAAATCAACCAGACGGACCTGCTTGCTGGTACGTCACATGAGATGATCGCCCCCATCACGGGCTACATCCGGGCCATCTCGACGACCGTCCAGGTTGCCATCACCACGGGTGGTGTGGTCACGGTCGAGAACGCTGGGGATGCCGTCGCTGGTGCCTCCATCACGGTCGCAGACGCTGCCACCAAGGGCACCATCCAGACTGCCGCAGCAACACCCGAAGGCACCTATCAGGCCGTCACCCAGGGTGATCGCGTTGAGGTCATCCCCTCGGCGGCGTTCGCCACGGCTGGTGCGCTCAACGGCTACGTCGAGTTCTCGTCGGCGCTCTAAGCGTTACGTCACGGAACATCATGGGGAGGCCTTAGGGTCTCCCCTTTCGTTAGGAAACGTCATGAGTGCTTGGACTGACTTCTACGCGGGCCGTCTTGGTACTGACTACCTGGAATACTGCAAGAAGCGTTATGCGCCGTTCATAGATGCCCTGCGGTAGGCCGTGGTTTGCCGTGGCGATTGGGACTTCAACATCACCGAACTTGGCGCGGGCATTGGAACAACCACTAGGTGCCTCTACGAGGTTCTTCCGCGAGGACTAGGGCACTGGCGGCTCGTTGATAATGATCCGGACATGATGCGTCTTGGCATATACGCCTGTCCGTTCGCGGATCACCTCTATGCTGACATCTCAGACAGAGAGAACCACCTGCCGTATAGCGACATGGCCTTCTCGCACGGCGTCCTTGAACACCTCACCGACGACCGCATCAGGAACGTCACCGAGCGTTTATCGGAAGCTGGCATACCGCACCTACACTACGTGCCAGGACTCTATGACTCTCCCAGCTTCGGGGATGAGCGCCTGATGTCCGTCGAGCAGTGGCAGGACATCTGCGAGCCAGACGACATCATCACATTCAACAATGGGCTGGACTACATCCTGTCCTTCTACGGAGACTCAACATGAAGTCAGCACCCTGGATACTCATCATGCAGATCGTCCTGCTCGTCCTCTGGTTCACAGCTTACCCGGCGCTTCCGGCATGGCTCGTGTTCCTTCCGATCATCCTCTGGGCAGTCGTCATGGCCTTGGTGGCTGGCTTCGTGGGCTGGTTGCTCTGGCGGGAAGGATAATATGAGGTTCCTCCAGAAGGCCCCAGATGGTGGGACTAACTCAGGGGTCACCGGCTACTTCCTCATCGAGATCAAGTGGCTGTTCACCATCGTCCTACTCCGCTTCAACAAGGGGAGCCGTGAGGCCTACCACGAGCACGCCTTCAATGCCTGGACGCTCTGGCTCAAAGGCCACGTCAAGGAACACCATCTGGACCGGCCCGACGATCCCCTGGAGTTCCGTGGTGGTCAGGTGAAGTACACCCCGCGCACCTGCTTCCACAAGATCGAAGGCATCGAGACCACCTGGGCGTTGTCGTTCCGGGGTCCATGGCGCGACTTCTGGCGGGAGTGGCGGGACGGCAAGGTCGTGTGGCTGACTCATGGTCGGCTGGAAGTGGAGCAGTCATGATTAAGGTCAGGCCGTGGAACGGCAAGGCACTCAAGGGAACCTGGAAAGTCACCATCAAGATCGACGGTGTGCGGGCTCTATGGAAGGGTGACCACTGGGAGAGCAGGGCCACCAAGCCGCTCTACAACATCCCTACTCCCCCAGAGGGCATCACGGACTGCGAGGTCTACCTGGGCTCCCTAAGGGACTCAGTACGAGCAGTACGGACGCAGCACCTCAAGCCCGATACGCCTAGGGTGGACATTACGCACCTGCACAGCCTGGACCCACTGGACCCGCGACTAGCTTGCCGGGTGTACGAGGCCCCAACGCCCGAGGAGATCATCGAACTGATGGATCACGTCATCCTCCAAGGCTACGAGGGGCTGGTCCTGAGGCAGGGCGACAGGTGGCTCAAGGTGAAGCCCTCCGAGAACCTCGACGTGCTCGTCCTGGGGATGGTTGAGGGAACCGGAAAGCACGCTGGTCGCCTGGGCGCGGTGCAGACCATCAAGGGTGATGTCGGGACGGGCTTCACGGACCCAGAGCGCGAGTGGATGTGGAACGACAAGGACGAGTGGATCGGCAGGACCATCGAGGTCGCCTGTATGCACCTCACGCCAGACGGCATGTTTCGCCACCCCAGGTACGTCCGCGAGCGTTTCGACAAGATAGCCGAGGAGTAACCCATGAAGAACCACACGGTCACGCGCTGGGGCATCGCCTACAGCAACGAGGAGGGGTTCCCCGGAGATGAGACTCTGTACGCACACTCGTCCTCGTTCGCCATGCCAGCCCTTTACCAGACCGAGGCCAAGCAGTATTGCACCCACATGAACAGGTTCGGGTGGGACTACCGCGTCGTAAAGGTCCAACTCGCTTGGGAGGCCAAATGACCCAGAAGGCCGTCCTCGTCGACCCCCTGAAGGACCCCATGCTGGACAGGGTGATCCAGGCGGAACTCGACACTGCCTACCACGCCATGAAGCAGAAGCTGGTGGTCTTCGGGGACCCCATCAAGGACGACTTCAGGGTCTTCCTAACGGTCCTCTGGCGTCACCTGAAGCTGCCTGACCCGACACCACTACAGCTAGACATCGCGTGGCACCTCCAGCACAGCCAGGACTCCCGCAACGTCATCATGGCGTTCCGAGGAGCGGCCAAGTCGTGGATCACGGCGGCCTATGTCCTCTGGCTCCTCCTCAGGAACCCGCAGCACAAGGTCATGGTGGCCTCAGGGTCGGTTCGCCGGTCGGTAGCCTTCGTGAACTTCTGCCTCAACCTGATAGGCGAGGTGCCGTGCCTGAAGGTCCTTAGGCCGAAGCCGAACCAGAGGCAGTCCAGTACGGCCTTCGACGTGGGGCCATCCCTCCCTGACCAGACTCCAAGCCTGTTCGCGGTAGGCATCACGGCCCAGATCGTCGGCTTTCGGGCGGACACGATTGTCGGTGATGACGTGGAGACGAATACCAACTCCATGACACCCCTGATGCGTGAGAAGCTCGCAGACAGCATCAAGGAGTTCGACGCCATCCTGAAGCCGGGTGGAGAGGTCTGGTTCCTGGGCACGCCGCAAACCGAGAGTTCTATCTACAACGTCCTCCCGAAGCGTGGCTACGTGATCGCCATCTGGCCTGCAAGGTATCCTAAGGGCAAGCAGAGGAGGGTCTACGGCGACAAGCTGGCCCGCTTCATCTCCTTCGCCCTGGATAACAACCCGCGACTGGCTGGGCTGCCTACTGAGCCAACAAGGTTCTCCGATGAGGACTTAGCGGCCCGTGAGTTGTCCTGGGGCATGGCAGGCTTCGCCCTCCAGTTCATGCTCGATACGACGCTTAGCGATGTCGACAAGTATCCCCTGAAGATCGGGGACCTGATGGTCATGTCGCTCGATATGCGTAATGGGCCTGACCTCGTTTCCTGGGGCTCTGGTGACCATCTGGTGCTCAAGGACGTGGACCCTATCAGCTTCGATGGGGACCGCGCCTACGCGCCTGCCAGCGTCTCTGAGACGTACTCCAAGTGGCAAGGCATCCAGGCCTTCATTGATCCATCTGGCAGAGGCAAGGATGAGACAACTTTGACCATCGGCGCGGTGCTTCACTCGACGGCCTACTGCCTGAAGCAGGGTGGGTGGCAGGATGGGTACTCGGAGACCACGCTCAGGGAGATAGCCAACCTGCTCGTCCAGTACAACGTCGCGTCGTGCAAGGTGGAGGAGGACTTCGGACAGGGCATGTTCGCCCAGCTTCTGCGACCCTACGTCAAGGCTGCCTGGGAGGAACTCAACAAGCGCGTCAAGGTGAAGACCAGGACGATGACCGAGATCGTCTCCGAGCGTGCCCAGAAGATGCAGAAGGAGCTACGCATCCTGGAGGTCCTGGAGCCCCTATTCCAGAACCACCGGCTGGTCATGTCCAAGGAGGTGCTCCAAGACGACTACAGGGTCACTATGAACCGTGACGGTACTGACATGAGGGATCGCTACTCCCTGATGTACCAGATCACCCGCCTCAGCCGCGAGAAGGATTGCCTGACGCACGATGACCGTGTTGAGGGACTCGCCGGGTGCATGGCGGTCTTCCAGGAACTGCTGGGACTAAGGCCCCAGGATCAAGCCGATGCCGCCGAGGAGAAGCGCATCGAGGAGTTCTGGGAGGAATACTTCAAGGAGACTGACAGGATAGGTGGCGTCCGGGGTCCGAACCCCCATAGGCTACGACGAGGACTACGTGTCGGTGAGCGCAAAGCTCGTCGACGTTAAGCGGTCATGAAGCTGTATTCGACCGCGAGAGCCACACAGAGCGGCCAGGAGCCCCTTAGCGCGATGCTGCGCTACGGATGAGCCCTGGTGCCGGGACAAGCCGTCCTGGGGCCTCTGTGTGGCTCGGATGAGAGATCGTCCCAGCAGAACTACATCCCCGATATACAATGTGGCAACAATAAGTCCAGTGGCGGAACTCTGCGGTTTCTAGGCCTATTTAGTCGTCCTCTTAGAGCCCAACTCATAGAGGGCTTAGGGTATAGACCCCAAGGTATAGGCGTCTCCCGACACCTCCCCATCTCCTAGTGGTGCTCTCTGTCTCTTGTCTTAGTGCTCAAAGTGACTGACATGATGCCCGCTCCTGGTCCTCGTAGTAGGTGGGGAGGGGTGATAGACCACCCACCCTCCAAGGAGACTCCATGTTCCAGGTAGACACCCTCTCGGCACTCCTCGCAGTGTACGCCACGTTCGTCATCCTGTACGTACTCCTTGCCAAAGCACTGAAAGGGTACTGAGGGTCAGCATCGCGAGCGGTCCAATTTACGTGGCAACACGCAGACTTCCCCCAGGTGGGCCGCCCAGGGCGTCATCGCGGCGTCTTTCGGCCTGCTGGGCGGGATTTCATGCACCTACGTGGCGTGCCAGCCCCATCGACACGTCGAGAACGGCAGGGATCAGCCATTGTGGAGGAGATTGCCAGTCTCCCATCACGCCACAACGCGCCACCCACACGGCCACAGCGCACGCCCTCGCTCATGAGATCGGATCAGTGTTGCATTCCAATCACCTTGAGCACAGACGCAGGCCAGCCACACCACGCCACCACGAGCCAGCGCCACGCCACCACGAGCCAGCGCCACGCCACCACGAGCCA